TTGATATGATGGTAGTATTGTAAATAATCACCTCTTCGGATATGCACAGCAATAACTTCAGTATCACCAAAATTTTGTTTGAATGATTCTTCAGTAGGAATACAAATCTCATCTACAAAAGTAAATGCGGATCTTATTTCCTTTTCAATGTGTTTGAAATATTTTTCTGTTTGAAAGTATCCATAAAGAGAAATATTATCCGGACAATTGTCCCACAAATTTTGATCTAATTCAAAACCTGCCTCCATAACCTTAGGAAAATTTGTAACATATTTGGGAGCATCAGGAATATTGAAACACTCAAACATAGTGATGTCTGAATTTATACAGTTAATATCTCTAGTTGCTACAACAGATCTTGGAGGTAAACAATACTCATAATCATGCTTCGCAGCAAGACCACGAAGTGCTGTATATTGGAACATTTGATTTCCAAGTCTACCAAGATTTCCTAAGTCATCATTTGCGAGCATAATCTTTATACCATTCGTAAGTTGATTTAATACCTTCTTTCAAATTAATCTGAGGTTCCCATCCAAGTGCTTTAATTTTATCCACATTCAATACTTTACGTGGAGTTCCGTTTGGTTTGCTAGTATCCCAATTAATGATTCCATTATATTCAACAGTATCTGAAACTAGTTCAGCCAAATCTTTAATTGATACATCTTCACCAGTTCCAACATTAATTGGTTCAGGACTATTGTAATCCTTCATACAAGTGAAACAAGCATCAGCAAGATCATCGACATGAAGAAACTCTCTTTTAGCAGATCCATTTCCCCATAGTGTTACAGGTTTACCTCTTTTACCATCATCAAACTTGCGAATCATTGCTGGGAGAACATGAGATGTCTCAAGATCAAAGTTATCTTTAGGACCGTATAGATTAGTAGGCATCAAAGAAATACAGTTAAATCCATACTGCTTTCTATATGCTTGACACATCTTTATACCAGCAATCTTAGCAATAGCATAAGAATCATTAGTTGGTTCAAGAGGACCTGTCATTAAGTATTCCTCTTTGATTGGTTGTTCACACATCTTCGGGTAGATACATGAAGAACCCAAAAACAATAGTTTCTTGACTCCAAACTTACGAGCAGCGTTAATAATATTTGATTGGATCATCAAATTATCGTAAATGAAGTGTGCCGGATAATCCTTATTAGCACCAATTCCACCTACTTTAGCAGCAGCAAGATAAACATATTCTGGTTGATTTACTTGAAAAAATCGACCAACATCATCTTGCCTACGAAGATCCCAATAAGAAGAAGGACTAGAAAAAATGTTCGTATATCCTTTTCGATGAAGCATACGAACGATTGCTGATCCCACAAGACCTGTGTTCCCAGCAACATAAACTCGACTCTCACTGTCCATAAAGCACCATGTCCTCAATTAATTCTGTAAAAGAAGTTTCGGGTTCCCAACCCAGTTTTTCCTTTGCCTTAGTGGCATCACCCAGAAGAGATTGGACTTCAGCGGGTCGGAAATATTTAGGGTCTACTTTGATAACGGGTCTCTTAGTGTTCCAATCATATCCAACTTCGTTCAGACCTTCACCCATCCATTCAATCTTCATTCCAAAGTAAGGTGCTGCAGCATCAACAAAGTCACGAACAGAATATTGTTCTCCTGTAGCAATTACATAATCATCAGGTTCATCTTGTTGAAGCATCAACCACATTGCTTTCACAAAGTCTTTTGCGTGTCCCCAATCCCTTCGTGCATCAAGGTTTCCGAGAGATAATACGTTTTGTTCCCCAGTTGAAATGCGGGACAATCCTCTGGTAATTTTTCGGGTAACAAACGTTTCCCCTCGTCGGGGACTTTCATGATTGAAAAGTATTCCAGAACTTGCATGTAATCCATAAGACTCTCTGTAATTTTTCACAATCCAATATCCATACAGTTTTGCTACACCGTATGGAGAACGTGGATAAAATGGTGTTGTTTCACTTTGTGGAACTTCCTGAACAAGTCCATAAAGTTCACTGGTAGATGCTTGATAGATTCTTACACTTTTCTCCATTCCCAAAAGGCGAACTGCCTCAAGGATACGAAGAGTACCCAGACCATCAACGTTACCAGTATATTCCGGCATCTCAAAAGAAACTTTTACATGACTCTGAGCACCAAGATTATAGATTTCATCAGGTTCAATCTTTTTGATAACTCCAATAATATTGGTAGCATCAGTTAAATCACCATAATGAAGATGAATGCGATCATAAATGTGATCAATTCTATGGGTGTTAATCAGTGAACAACGACGAACAATACCATGAACTTCATATCCTTTTTCAAGGAGAAGTTCTGCTAGGTATGATCCATCCTGTCCAGTAATTCCAGTAATTAGAGCAACTTTCATATTATAGTCGTTTTAACTATTATACTAAAAAAGGACGGTTTAAGCAACCGTCCTTTTAGGTCTTTCATGCACGCCACTTGTTTTTTTACAGGAAACAAGAAACCTGGCGGGATAATCCCATCCGCACCACCTTATTTTAGGAATAAGGAAACCAAAGAGGGTCTAATGACTCCACCACCTGATTTTAGGAATCAGGAAACCCGAGGGTCAATTGACCATCCCGACCAGGGCAGGTTTCAGGTCACTCCGCGACCGCGAGCAGTAACTACATCATCAGTTACATAGCATGGAACACCATCAGGGTCTAACCAACAGGTGTAATCGTGATCTTCCATAGCAGTCATCAACTGCATTTCATTATCACAAAGATACATGTCTTTGTAACGTCCGGTGTAAGAATCTACTTTTTGAATGCGGCAATCTGGTTTTCCATTGATTTCCAGAATACCAACTTGTACATAACGATAAGGAAACCGCTCAAGAAGAACGGTTGGTTTTTTCACTGTTTTCATTGACTAACCTCAACAGTTTCAAGATCGCTGTAGATGTGTTCCATCAGCATTTCATAATCATCTAGGAGATCTCCTGAAAATACCACTCCCACTTTTTCGTAGTAGCGGCGTACCTTTTTGAAAAGTTTCGGATTCTTTACATCAAGGAAAATTTCGCCAGCGGCAGCAGCACGGAGAGTGCTGATGTCTTTTTTGAATTTTTCAGTCAGTGCCATTGTTGTGTTTAGTTGTCCTTATATTATAAGGTTTTGAATCTATGTAGTCAAGGTGCCAGATGGAGATCTGGCAAGTCGGGGAGACAGGATTTGAACCTGCGACCTATGCTTCCCAAAAGCACCGCGCTACCAAACTGCGCTACACCCCGAAGTGGTAGTTCCTATCGCCGCTAACCCTGAACTACCAAGGGGGTTACCGCAGTTGAGGGGGGTGGGTGGTGTTCCTCTCAACTTTTAAAGTATAGCACTATTTGTGGTGTTTGGCAAATGGTTCCCAATGTTCCCATCCATATTTGTGAACTGCCCACATTCCAAGGATAGGAACAAATACTAATGACCATCCCATAATTGCCATTGTCCACCAGGTATTCAATACCCATGCGGCAAAGTGTGCTGCTGAATGAATCATCCCCTATACCTCCCTGGCCATGTAAGTTGCATTCCTGCCAGCAATAATGCCATAAAAACAAATATGAATAATAAAGTCATGCTGGATAATCCCAATTTGTAATCTCATCTACTTTAGATGTAGGACCCCATGTTCCTGATTCGTATCTGTAAGGAATTGTGTTGATGGGACATTCTTCACCAGTACAAAGAAGATCATCTACAATTCTCCACGATTCCATCACTTCATCTGAGTGGACAAAGTGTGATTGATTTCCACTGATCGCATCATATAAAAGTTTCTCATACCCATCAATCGCTCTCTCCTGGGGATAGGCGTGTGTGAGGGTAGCGAGTTCCAAATTGTCAGAAAGACCAGGAGATTTGATATCCATACGGATGTCCAGATGAGGATTAGGTTGAAGACGCATAACGATGCGATCATTTGTTTCCCCTTCATAAAGTTTTAGTGGTGGTGACTTGAATTTAATAACAACTTCCACACATCCATAAGGCATACATTTGCCTGTCATTACGCGAAAAGGAACCCCTTCCCAACGCCAGTTATCGACATATAAAGAACCAGCGACGAAGGTAGGAGTGCTGCTGAGAGGATCAACGCCCTCTTCAGTACGGTAAGTATTGTATTGTCCAAAGATTGTATCCTCCCCTAAACGAGTAGCAGCAAGAACTTTAACTTTTTCTCTGCGAATTTCTTTTGCATCCATTCTGCATGGTGGTTCCATAGCAATGAGGGAAAGCACCTGAAGAACATGATTTTGTAGCATGTCCCTAACAGCACCAGCAGTGTCATAGTATTGAGATCTTCCATCACAACTAATTGTTTCAGTTGCGAAGATTTGAACTTCTTCTATGTAATTACGGTTCCATAAAGGTTCCAACAAAATATTGCTAAACCTAGTAGCAAGTATGTTATTAACAGTATCTTTGCCAAGATAATGGTCAATGCGATATACTTGTTTTTCGCGTAGATGTCGCTCAACCACAGACTGTAGATTATGAGCAGATTTATAATCGTGCCCAAAGGGTTTCTCAATAACCAAACGGGATTTTTCGGGGTCATCGAGTCTTCCTGCTTCTTTGAGATTGATGATAGCATTCTCATATCGTTCTGGAGGTACAGATAAAAAGTAAGTGTTATCATCCAGATACCCTGGCAAATGATTCAGAGTTTCTGGTAAAGATAAATCTGTGGAAACATAATCCAAATGCCATAGAAAATCTTCAGGATAATCACCGGGATTAGCAAGAGATTCTTTCCACTGATCTGGAGTTCTTTCACGTCTAGCAGATCCAGTAATAACAAAATTTTCAGGTAATAGATCTTTCTTCCACAAATTAAAAAGCGCAGGGATTAGTTTTTTCTTACACAGATCCCCAGTCGCACCAAAGATAACAATCCCAGAACTAGTGAGCCGTTCCATTTCCATCATATTTGTCTGTTTCGTAGTAGTTATTTTCACCTTTTCGCATCCCAAAGTATATTGTGGATATTACAAATGGTATTGCGATCCATTTAAGAACATCAGCGAACATCATGACCTCCAAACATGGCACGCATACCATTCAGAACCTTGGCAGTGAAAGCACCCAAACGGCGCGACTCAAAGCGTGCCCACAACGCACTACTGATAACAGGAGCGGGTACGCCAAGATCCACAGCAGCGTGAACCGTCCAACGACCCTCACCAGAGTCTGATACTCCTCCATCGAACTTGCTAAGTTCTCTATCACCCCTAAAAACATCAGCGGTAAGATCGAGCAACCAACTACCAACCACGCTACCACGACGCCATAACTCAGCCACTTCAGCACAGTCAATATCATACTGATAATCCCTCGGATTCTCCATCGGAGCAACCTCAGCATCGCCCTCTTTAACGTAAGCTGACCCAGCATTAGCTTCATGCAGGATATTAAAACCTTCGGCGTAGGCCTGCATGATTCCATATTCAACTCCATTATGAACCATTTTTACAAAATGACCTGCACCTGGTGGTCCGCAATGTAACCAACCATACTCAGCAGATGTTGCGCTTGAGTAAGGGTCTGTGCGGGTTGCAGCACCAATCCCTGGTGCGAGTGCCCTAAAGATAGGAGCGCAGATGGATACTGCAGTATCTGTACCACCAACCATAAGACAGTATCCACGCTCCAAACCGTAAACACCACCACTAGTACCACAGTCAATATACGCGATGCCAAGTTTAGATAACCTTTCTGCCCTCCGTCGAGAGTCCTTAAAATTGCTATTGCCATGATCAATAATAATATCGCCTTCCACACAAAATGATAGTAACTCATTTAAAGTTTCCTCTACTAATTCTGCGGGTATAACAAGTTGAAAAATTCCTGGTGCTTTACCAACCAATCCTTCTCGATCATGTACTACTTGAACAAGGCTTTCCAGAGAAGCGGCAACTCCACTGACATAACCTGCTTCATACGCTTCTTGAGCTTTTTCATAGTTCCTCCTGTAACCCCAAACTTCAATACCTTCTTTCATCATGCGACGAGACATACCCTCGCCCATGCGACCAAGACCAATTAATCCTACTTTCATTTTTGTTCTACTGATGATACTAATGTTACTGAATCCAAATCACTTACATCTGGCGGAAATGGTTTGCGATCTTTTTCTCTTACAGTTAAACGATCAGGATCAATAATCCTGATCGCTTCATATAATTCTTGTGCGTGATGCATTTCATCATTCATCACACTGATTATATCTATATCAGATGCATCAACCTCTGACAGATACTTACCATACGTTTCCATAGCATGGATTTCTATTTCGTAGGAGAGATGGTAAGCAGCGCGAGGAGATAACCAATAATAAACCACGTTGATCCAATAATAGACAAGTACGAGGTGTCTGGCAAGAAAGCGATCAATCCAATAAGCATTACCGCCCCTAGATTCCATGATTTCCAGATGTTCTGTTTCATTGACCGATTGCTCGAAGTGTTGTTTCATCAAATAAGTATGCCACTGCCCACGCAAACCTAACGATTCACGCAAGTGAAGCACACTTAAAAAAGCAAAGTATGGTGCTCGTGCTATCTCCTCAAGGACCCAGAATCTCTGAAAGTGACGACCTTGATACAGGAAGTCTAAGATAGCAACTGTAATGTTTAGTGTGAACGTGTTAATTTTTCTCATCGTCATCCTCATATAAAGGACAAGGTTCTTCAAATAAATGTTCCATCCTCAATTGTTTGATGCGCTCTCGGAGTCCTTTGTAGAACTCTCTCTTTTCGTCAGCGTTCATTTAGGAGTTTCTTGAAAGTATGATGGTAATGGACACCCTTTAAATTCATTAATCTCATTCACTGATAGAACAAACATAGTAACAAATCCAAGACAGAAAGCGAACAACATTTGTGGGAAGTTGTAATTCCCCATGTAGGCAGTAGGATCAGGTTCATCATCGTGAGGATGAATCATTTTGCTGATCTCTAAGGACCTTTTCGACTTGTCGTCGGATTCGGTCTCTCGCTTCGGGGTCTTCTGTTTCTTTTCGGGAGTATCCATGTTTTTGATGATAGATAAAATGACCCTGTATAATCATTGTCACACCAAATAGGAATAGTAAAACTACTCCAGACCAATTTATAAATGTGGATGAAGCCATGGCACTACTGGTGGAATAACACCAATAAGTCTCAACAGACCCTCACTAAAGAGTCCAAGAATAAAGAAACCAACAAACATACTGATGATTCCAGCGTTACGATTATGTTTTCGTATTGCGTCATCAATCATCTCTTGACACTCTTCGCGAGTGATATAATGTGGCGGTTTAATTTGATCCATCCTGTGCGACATTAGGCAGATTTTCCATTGGATCGGGTATACCCGATACTATAGCACAAGCTCTCCTATAATAAAAATTGTCTGTACTTCCTGATTCTTCTAAAGCTTCTTTGACTCTCACCCAATTCTCAAAGGATGTTTTGTCCATATGTTTTTAGTTTGAAATACATACTAGCTATTATAGTAAGTATTTCTAATTTTGCTATAATGTTAGGATTTACTTACAGACATTAAGAGAATATAAAATTTATCTTATCTCAAAATCCATTTTACGTATCTTACGTTGCCTTCTACTTTCCTGAAAAGCAAGATCTTCAGAAGATAAAACATTCTCTTTTTTGTTTGAAAGAGAATTCAACATAACAACTTGCGTCAAATCAACAGCAGATATTTTGTCTCCTCTAATTGTGGTCATATTAGGGCAACCACAAGAAACGCTCTTACTTGGGTGCCCAATCAACTCCTTACCACAGGAACGGCACCTTACTTTTATAGTGTCCATTTTTATAATGTGATACTTCTTTCACAAAAATGTTTCCACATTTATTTATATGCAAGAAGAGGGGATCGAACCCCCGACCGCCTCGGTGTAAACGAGATGCTCTACCGCTGAGCTATTCTTGCTATCCTTTAGATTCTAACATATATTCCACTGTATTGGCAACATCATTCATAGCATCACGCAACATTGGTTGTTGACCTGAATGTTGTTCCGTTTTAGTGACGCCATTTTTAAATTCTTCGAAAAGAGTCCAGCGCCACTGTCCCATACTTTTGGAATACCAAAGATTAATTTTCATCAGGTAATCGAGATTCCAATGTATCTAGTCTACCTTGTAATCTAGCAATTTCGCAAGTTAACTGCATGTGTTCACTCTCCATACCTTCTAGACGATACTGAAGTTTCTCCACAAGATCATAAACATTTTTACACTCTGCGATGTTTTGTTCACCCCTATCAGATTCATCATAGAACCATTCCAACATTTTTTGAACTTTCTTTTTCATAAAAAAAAGGGGAACAATGTTCCCCATTATAAGATTTTTACTTAATTGTGTCAACGGCAGCAAGAGATTTCTGTCGAAGAGACTCTGGAAGAGGTACATACCCCAAAGAATCTGAAACCGCTTGCGACTTTTCACTCAGCATATAACGAAGGGTTTCCTTGACTCCAGGAGCGGACTCAGGATAGGCAAGAATCCATGTTAGAGATACGATTGGGTAAGCATTCGCACCTGCAGGATTAGGATCTGCTCCACGAAGTTTATCGTCTAATACAATCTTGGCAAGTCCTGCCGCAGAAGTTTCACTATTTGCTTTTACAAAGTTACCTGCTTTATTTTGAAGAGCAACCTGTTGGAACTTACCACCATTCACATAACCATAGTTCAAATAACCAATGGCACCTTCAGTATTCTTGATAACACCAGCAACACCAGAGTTACCTTTGCCACCAACACCAACAGGCCATTGAACTGACTTACCAGTTCCTACAGTCTTCTTCCACTCAGGAGAGAATGCAGACAGAGAGTTGGTGAAACCTTTGGTAGTACCAGAACCATCAGAACGCCATACAGTAACAATGTTCTTGTCAGCACAACCGAACTCAGACCAGTTAGTAATCTTACCAAGGAAGACATCAGCAAGTTGAGCCTGAGTGATCTTGGCGTCACATCCTGGATAATTGTAAGCAGGAACGATGGCACCACCAGTCATAGGAATATGAATCATAGGTAGTTTTTGCTTAGCATCACTCACAGCACCATCACTGGCACCAAAATCAACAGTCTTAGCAGTGTACTGACGGACACCAGCACCACTACCAACTGCTTGATAGTTTACTCTGTTGCCAGTCTCCTGTGCCATAGTCTGGAACCAGGAGTTATACAAAGGAGCAGGGAAGGTAGCTCCTGCTCCATTCAATGTAAAGGATGTCTTCTCTGCGCTACCGCAGGCAACCATCAGGGGAGTGGCAGCAATAACTGCTGCGAGTGCTTTGAGTTTCATTGTTAATTATCAGAACTTGTACTTTGTGCCGACTTCAACTTTCCAATCACGGGTATCATCTTCACTTTGGAAAATATTTTCCCACTTACCATAAGCACCGAACTTGTCAGTGATTTTGATCTTAGTGCCGACTTCCAGAGCAGTGAAAGTAGTTTCTTCACCTCCTTCTGGATAGGTTACACCAACACCACCTTCGATGTAAGGAGACAATGCTCCAACTTTAGTTTCATAACCAACCCTTGCCTGGTGTACAGC